CGATTTGTATTTTAATATTTCTTGGACATCACATTCAGTGATATCATTGAGTATTAATTTTTTGTTAACTTTATTATTTTTTGAAAGTCCGTATAAAAAAGCCCATGAAGAAACTGCACCACGCACTCCACATTCTAAAATAGATTCGCACTCTAATGCATATCTGTAAAGTATGGGAAGGTGTTCATAAATATCATTATTATTTGAACAAAGTTTTTTATAAATAATATCCATAATATTAAAATTAATATTACTTTAAGTTTTATTTTAATTTTAAACCATATGAAAACTAGTTTAATTATAATAGATAATTTTTATTCAAATCCAGATGAAGTTCGAAAATTTATTCTTACACAGGATTTTAAAGTCAGAGGAAATTATCCAGGTCAAAGAACAAAGTCATTTGCAACAGAAGAACTAAAAACAATAATACAAAAATATATTTTACCATTTGGAGGAGAAATAACAGATTTTCCATTATCGGAAGATGTCTACAATGGATCTTTTCAATTTACAACATCTAGAGACCGTTCATGGATACATGTAGATTCTCATAATAATTGGGGAGGTATTGTGTACCTAACACCTGATGCTCCTCTCAGTTCAGGAACCGGATTTTATAAATTTAAAGAAAATAATGTTATGTATCAAGAAACAGAACACTCTACAGAAACGGGACAATATAGCCAAGATATAACTAAATGGGAATTAATTGACCGTGTTGGAAATGTTTACAATAGACTTATTTTATTTGATTCAAAAAAATTTCATACATCACTTGATTATTTTGGAACTGATAAATTCGATGGTAGATTATTTCAAGTATTTTTCTTTTCTACTGAAAAATAGATAAAGAAATAAAGTTTATGAAAGTATTAATGGAATTTACAATACCAACACAAAAATCGGAAAAAACAATAGAAAATCCTAAAATATGTTTTGCATTAGTTTGTAAAGATGAAGAAAAATGTATACTCACTGCATTAGAGAGTGTATACAAATTTATTAGTTATTGGGTTATTTGCGATACAGGATCAACAGATAAAACATGTGAAATAATTGAAAATTTTTTTAAAGAAAAGGAAATACCAGGTGAACTTTTTCATGAGCCATGGGTTAACTTTGGACACAATAAAACAATTCTTTTTGATAGATGTTATAAAAAGGCCGATTACATTCTTCATTTTGATGCAGATGATTATTTTGTTGGAGATTTAAAATTTGTAGGAGGTAAAAATCAATACTATATTAATGTTAAAAAGGTTGATATTAATTATCCATGTCTTCTATTATTTGATTGTAATTATAAATGGAAGTTTTGTGGTGTTGCACATACAACTATAAAATGTTTAGACAATGAAACCATTACAACTGGGTATTTGATATCAGATGATTTTTATATGTATTCATCACCCGATACAGGTGCAAGAAGTTTTGATCCAGAAAAATACAAAAAAGATGCAGAAAAACTTAAAACCCAGTTTTTTGATACTCTTATACTTGACCCAGATAACCTAAATACACGTTCAATATTTTATACAGCTCAAAGTTATAAAGATTATGGAAATCTTGAAGAATCTGCAAAATGGTATAATTTGTATTTAAAAATTAAAGATACATGGATAGAAGAACAATATATGTGTTATTTTAATCTTGGAAATATTTACAAGTCCTTAAAATATGATTTTAAATTAATTGAAAAAATGTATCTCTCAGCAATTGAACTTATAAATGACCGTGCTGAAGCGTATTATCATTTAGGAATTCTTTATAATCAAACAAATAACCAAGAATATTCTTATAAATTGCTCTTAAAAGCTAAAGATATAAAATTTGAAGATTCCGCGAAAAAGTATATTTTATTTTTAGATTCTCGTTGTTATGGAAAATATATCCTTGATGAACTTTCTGTTGCGTGTTATTGGACAAATAAAATCCAAGAAGGAATTGAGTATCTTTCACAAATAATTGATGATCCTGATCTTGACCAAAATCGTTTACAGGACAATATGAAACACTTAACAGGTAAGTTGAATGTTTTTACAATCTAATATATTTAAATACTCTCCAAAATCTTTGTAATAATCAAAGTCATTTATTTCATGTATAGATGATTCTGGTATATTAAATTTATTTACAATCTTAAAAACACCAACCCCTCTATAATTTTCATTATTGTAGTATTTAAATTCAAAATCTGCTGAATGATATTTTAATAAATAATAAGCCACTTTCCAAACATCCCCTGTCCATGGTTCAAGATATTTTAAAATTCCATTTTCGTAAACGTGTTTATTTGGTATTTTAAGCTGTTCATTATAATTTAACGGTAAAATATCATGGATAAATATAATTCCATTATTATTTAATTTTGAAATGCTATTGTTGAAGTCTCTAAGGACGTATTCTGTTTGATGCATTCCATCTATAAAAATAGTATCAAAAAAATCACAATTTGTTTCAAAAAACTGATCAGATGTTAATTTTATTAAACTTTCATTTTCAAATTTTGGGTCAGGATCAACTCCTATCTTATTTTGAAAGTGAACGTTGTCAAAATTATAACCATATTCAACTCCAATTTCTAAATATTTTTGATCCGGATTTGTATTTTCATTTATAACTAAATGTCTCTGCGATAGTTCAGTATTGAAATAAGTTTCTCCAATATTTATTGGGTCTTTTTTATTTTTATCAAAAATAAATCCTTTACTATGAAAAATTTTACATTCTGGCCTGTTTACGATATAGTACATTGGATTAAAATCTTTTTGGCTATCGCTGTCATGATATGTATTTAAAATAACATCTAAGTTATCATAATTTAAATTAGTGTCTTTTATTAAATTATGCCAAATATCATGTCCTAATTGTATATCTTTTATATAATTATAATATTTATTTGGTATAAATAACATAGTATCATTTACTCTAGGATGATCTCCTATTTTATGATATTGTACATTTAAATATTTGCGAGTTGGTAAAAAACAAATACATGGAAATAAAATTTTATTTATTATTGGGTTAAAAATTTCTGTAAAATACTGTTTTAGGTATAAATCAATTCTTATATACATAACAAAATCGTATTTATTAATATTTTCAATTTCTTTTAATGAATTATGAAATAAATTATTTAATCCTATACGTTCATCGTAAATTTTACTACCTATTAAATATTTGTTGTATATTTTTAATAGTTCATCTGTAAATTGTGTATGATATGTTGATAAAAATACAGAAATAGAATTTAAATTAAATTTTGTTATTAAATTTTCAATAAAATTTATATGTGTATTTGAACCATTCATTTGTTCTTCATATGAACTATTTTCACCTATAATACGAGAATCTTGAGAACCTGTTCTAAAACTTTCTCCAATAAAAATAAAAAGTCCATTCTTTTTATTATCAATAATTTCATAATTATCAATTGATTTATACATCATTAAAAAGTAATTAACGGATTCTTCTTTAGGAACAGAATAACATTTAAAATTGTCTAAATTGTAAGAATCGATAATCTTTTGTATTTCTTCAACTGGTACATAATCCAATAGTATAAAGTCATTTCTTGGGTTAAGGTAAAGTTCTTTTATATATTCCAAATTTTTTATCAAGTTTTGAATACCTATAATGCAGTATTGGGTGTCGTAATTTGGGGTTACAATTTTATTACACTTTAGGTGAGTGTAATTTTTACGTTTCCATATTTGAGAATGTTCGTAAATGTATTTAGGGTCTTCGTAACAATTAAGTTCTTTGCATCGTTCATTTACTTTAAAAATATCATAAAAAATTGGCTGGATAAATTCAGGACCAATTCTATTAATTTCACTATTTCTGATAAGTGAAAAATTATTATTTGACTCGTTCATGTATTGGATATATCCTAATTTGTTAATTTTAGCCATTTTTGTTGTACAAAAGGTACGAAGAAGTATTTCATAGTCATCACAAATTGGTAAAAACTCAGAATAATTTCCTGATTCTAAAAGAACGCTTCTTTTCCATATTCTTGGATGATTTGGACAACAAACCAAATGTGATAAAGTTATATTATTGATATTTGGTGTATTATACACATACACCCATTTATTATTATATTTTTGTGAATAATAACTTCCATATCCTTTGCAAATAAAATCACCATAATGAAAATTATTTCCATTTTCATGAATATTTATAAAATCCATATAAATAAATCCAATTTCACTATCTGATTCAAAACATTCAACTGAATCTTTAAGAACATCGGGTAATATTTCATCATCGTGATCAAGTTCAAGTACGTATTTTCCACGACATAAAGATACAACTTCATTTTTAACATTTCCAATATTTCCACTATTAGAGCTTCTTTTATAAAGTCTAACCTTATTATCGGAATCAAGTAGTTGCTTTAAAAAAGAAAAATGTAAATCATCAGGAGAATCATCTAAAATTACCCATTCATAGTCAATAAATGTTTGTTTTTTTATTGATTCATATGCACGAAGAATTTTATCATATGAATTAAAAGTAGTTGTAAATATTGAAAAAGTTGGGCGTATGTGTATTCTTGGTAGAGTACAATTATGGATAAAACAATAATTTACTGCATTATTAAATCGTTCGATTGATTCAATTTCTTTAAAATGAATCCAACGATCTCTCATTCTATTTGCAATAACAGAATGAACAGAAGAATATTCTGATTCATTGGGGCCGTATGTAATAAATATCTGATAATTTGGATTAAATAGTTTATTTAGCTTTGAAATGTTATCTGTAAAAAACAAAGTACAATTTAATTTATCACTGTTTTTTTTTAAAAAAGCAATTATCTCCAGGTCATGGGAATAAAAAAGTACAAATGGATATTTATTCATTTAAATTGAATTAAGTTTATTTCTTTAAATTTTTAACTTAATTCGATTTAAATGAATTTAATTTTGATTAGAAAAGGATATTTCGTTTTTATTTAATAATTATAATAATTTTAATAATAAATGAATATTGGTTTTTTTTCAAGACATTTTATTGGAAGAGGAGCTGATATCGCTGTTTTTGATTATGCTTTATATAATCAAAAACTATTAAATAATAAAAGTTATATTATTTGTTTTACATTAGAAAAACAAATAAATATAGGTTTTCCAACAGAAAGAATAATATATGATAAATTTAAATCAGAATTTCCAATACTAGAAATAAATGATATTTTTGAGATGAAGGATATAATTAAAAAATATGATTTATCATTTTTTTATACATTAACTTATGGAGGTGAAAATGATATTTATCAATTTAAAAATAAAGATTTATGGGAAAATTGTAAAACAATAAAACATTGTGTTTTTGATACAACATATCCAGAAAGTGATTTTTATATCAGTATTTCAAATTATTTAAATGAAAAATATAAAACAAATATACCTGTTATACCTCATATAGTAAATTTACCAGATCTTTCCGATAATTTAAAAACTGAATTAAATATTCCTAAAGATGCTATTGTATTAGGAAGATATGGAGGATACAACGAATTTAATATATCATTTGTTCATGAAACTATAAAAGAAATTCTTTTAGAATGTGATAACATTTATTTCTTATTTGCAAATACAGTGCCATTTTATGATCACCCAAGAATTATTTATCTTGAACACATAATTGACCTTAAAGAAAAAGTTAAATTTATAAATACATGTGATGCAATGATTCATGCAAGAATAGAGGGGGAAACTTTTGGATTAAGTATCGGAGAGTTTTCTATAAAAAATAAACCAATTATAACATGCGATTGCGGAGATTTAGAACATATTAAAATTTTAAATGACAAAGCTATTATTTATGATTCAAAAGAATCTTTGTTAGATATATTTAAAAATATAAAAAAAATAATAATAACAAATAATAATTGGAATGCATATAATGATTATAATCCTGAAAAAATAATGAAATTATTTAGTAATATTTTTAATACATGTATATCACAAATAAATGGAATTAAATTTGAATATTTTATAAATGATGCTATGGCTCAAAATAGTATTGGCAAAAATAAAGAATGGGAGATACATATAACAAAATTTGTAAAATTATATAATAGTTTTTATAATATTAAAAATATAATTGATGTTGGTGCTAATTTTGGTTATCATAGTTTATTTTTTTCAAAAGAAGTAAGTGAAAAAGTATTTTCATTTGAACCACAAATTCAAAATTTTAATCTTTTAAAAAATAATATTCGAAATAATAATATTTTGAATATTAATTCATATAATCTTGCATGTGGGGATACTAATATTGATATAAAAATGCCTATAGTAAATATATTACCTGATATAATAGTAAATATGGGAGACTTTACTCCAAATTTTTTAATAAATGATAATTATAGTATAACAAAATCAATATTATTAGATGAAATGAATTTTCCACAAATAGATTTAATTAAAATTGATGTACAGGGATGGGAGAAAAAAGTATTAACTGGTTGTTATAATATATTAAAAAAATATAAACCAATATTAATTGTCGAATTTGAACATTTTCAATTATCAAAAACAAATACAACATGTAATGAATTATTTGAATTTATTAGAAATAATAATTATTATATTTTTTATTTAGAACATGAATATCCATCTGATCATATATGTGTTCATTATGATAATTTAATTGATTTTAGAAATAAATTTGAAAAATATATTTATTTTCATAATACAGATAATTATATAAATAATAATATTCATAGTAATGTTAATGAAAAAATTTCATTTTTATTATAATCTCAACTTTTCTATCAAATATATCTTAATGAATTTAATTTGGTTAGAAAGGATATTTCGTTTTTGTTTAATAATTATAATTTCTTATATAAATAATCAAAACCATTATAATCTACTCCATAACCTAAAAATTCAAAATTATTGTGTTTTAAATGTTTTAAAACATTTTCTTTATTATTACCTAAATGTAGATGTTCAAATGATAAAAATTTTATGTTGATATTATTAAAATCTAAGTCTAAGATTATTTCACTATCAATGCCTTCAACATCTAATGCAAGTAATTCAATTTCTTCATTTGTTATTTCTTTTATAAAACTCTCTAAATGTTTTGTAGAAATACTTATTTTTTCTATTATACAATCTTCACCATAATGTTTTTGAACATGTGATTTATTAATAGATGCTACTTGATAATGGGGAGCATCATCTGGACAATAATAAAAATCAATAAACCCATTTATATTTTTTTGAACTATAGCAGTTTCATAAATTATAGCTTCTGGGTAATCTTTCCAACACTCTTTAAGTAATGGGATATTAATTGGATTTGGTTCAACTAAAATAATTTTTTTAATTCTATTTCTAGGTAAATTTTTTATAAACTTTGTAAATCCATCATTAAAATTAGAACGGGGATCTAAATCACCTGCACCAGCTCCAACTTGAATGAAAATTCCACTTCCATTAGATCGATTTACATTTTCCATACCTATAAGTTTTTTTAAAATAGTCAATCCATTATTATTTGTAAATCGTTCAAATAAAACCCATTCTGGATTGTTTTCTAAAAAATCACATATTGCTGTCCATAGACCTTTTTTAATTTCTTCTACAGGAAATCCAGATGAAATTGAAAGTTTATTTATTTCTTCTGAACTTAAATTTGCACGAATTGCTTCGCTTGTAAATTCATCAACTGTCGTATCATGCATTATTATATATTTATTTGTAATTTTTGAAAACTTTTCAAGTTCTCTTTTAAGTTGTCCATAAACATGCCAGGTGTCTATAAATGTTAAATCTACTGGGTCATTTAATTCCAAATTTAAATTATTAATCCAGTGGTATTCTACATTTACCCCCGATTTGTATTTTAATATTTCTTGGACATCACATTCAGTGATATCATTGAGTATTAATTTTTTGTTAACTTTATTATTTTTTGAAAGTCCGTATAAAAA